CGTGTTTGTGGCCAGATATACAGACACCAGGGAGCTCGGACCAGGGACATGCAAACACGCGAGCACCTGGTCGAGCACCTGGTCGAGCACCTGGTCGAGCACCTGGTCGAGCACCTGGTCGAGCACCTGGTCGAGCACCTGGTCGAGCACCAGGGAGCGCGGCCAGAGTTACGTGCACCAGGTAACAGGCCCGCAAAACCCGAATTCAATCGAATCAAAAGGTTAATCGCGTGCGTGAGCTGCGGCACGGCGACCTGGTTAAACGTAACTAGAGCACGCGCCAGGGGCCGCGATACACGGGCCACGGATCAGGGCTCGAGCGGGCCGGCCCTCGGGCCTGGAATAACCAACTAGGTCAAAAGGCGGGCGCCCTGGGGGAGCTCGGCCGCGTCGATCTTTTGCGATACCGGGGCGAAAAAAAACCCGCCGAAAGGGCGGGTTTGAGAGGGAAAAAGGGCTCGCGAAACTAGGGGAAAAGCGCGCCTAATCCGTGCAAAATCGCGAGGGCCAGGGCAAGGCCCGCCAGGGCCCCGCCGATGGTGTTGGCGTCCGGTTTCATGCCGCGACAAGCTCGAGCAGACCCCCGGCTTGGGTCTCGAATTCGACGCGATCGGCCGTCCAGGGGATTGAGCGAGCGTAGGCCGTCGCGCCGGTTACAGCGTCCCAGAGTGTCTCGATCGGCCGCCCTTCGTCCAGCACGTGCGCGTGCTCGATTCGCTGGGCAATGCGCGGGCCGAATCGTTTTGCCAGCCAGTCCTGCGAGCGATCAAGCTTCGTCGCCTGGGCAGTTCGAAGCACGGTCTCGACGTTATCCGCGCTCGAGTTCGCATAAGCGATCAAGGCCGGCGCGGCCTGTTCGAGGAAGCGATCAGGCGCGCTCGCAGTGTGGCGAATCACAATCTCATCGAGCTCATGAGCCCCCCACACAATTCGGTTTTCGCAAGCGTAATCGAAGAGGAAAGCTTTCAATCGGAAAGTGCCCGCGCCGGTTTCAGAATTCGACGCGAAAAACCCGCGAGCGAGTGTTCCCGTTTTTCCGTCGCGGCGATTCGGGAGCTCGAGCCGGTTTATTTCGTCGGCCAGGAAAACGAACATGTCGCGATCGCCCGCATAGAGTGTCGTGTTATCGGCCGTGACACTATCCAGGGCGTTGCCCCGAATCCCAGGGACGCGCCAATCGCCGCTCACGCCGTCGCCGAATCGATCGATCAGGGCTCGCACTACGTCCGAATCCCAGATTCGCCCGTACTTCGGGCCCGTCGCCGCCCGCAACATGGGCTCGCCGGTCGAATCGCGGGACAGTAGAACGCCGATATCTTCAATGTCGCGAGTCTGCAATCCGTAATCAATGCAATCGGCCGCGAGCGGCGCGGGTAGATCGCGAAGATAACCGGCCGGCGCGCCGGCGAGATTAGACAATTGCCCGAACGCCCAGTGAGTCGGGGCAATCGGATTGCCTTTCGGGCCGACAATCGCAACGCCTGCGTTATCCTGAGTCGCGACGGCGCGGAGCGAGCGCGACGAAAGCACGGCCGCGCGACTAATCGCTTTCCGCGCTTCCATGGCGGCGAGCATAGCGGGGAGGGACGTGAAACGCTCTTCGGCCGGACGGGTTGCCCATTGGCGATTCGCTTGCATGAGTGTCGACATTTTGCATTCTCCAATCTAGGGTTACGCGGGCCGGATTGGCCCGCAACGAAATACTACTTTGAAAAAAGTTAGTCGTCAAGCGGCGCGGCCGATATCGCCGACAACATGGTGACGCAACATCGAACCGGCGGGGAGGGAGCGCGCGAACCGAACCAGGGCGGCCGCGTCATCGGCGGCCCCGTTGGCCCTCGTGGTCTCCCACTGCAATCGAACGGGCCCGAGCTCGCCATAGCACCCGCCCGCCTTATCCTGGCCGACCAGGGCCCGGCGTGAACCGTGCGCGACGAAGACGATCACATAGTCGCGCTCGGCCCGTGCGCACAATGGGCGGCCGCCGCCACAATTCGCACAATTCACTGAGTCGCTGGTTTCGGCCGGGCAACGGACAAACCGCGTGCCCTCAATCCTGGCGGGCCAGCGCTCGGCCGAGTCGGCCGGCGCGGCCAGGGTAGCAGGGCGGCCAGCGCGAACGGCCGCCAGGGCCTGGGCGGGCGAGTCGCACGAAGCATTGATGACGGTTTCCCCTTCAGCCGGCACGGGTAAGAGCTCGGCCGGAAAGTGGCTGTATGTCCAAGCTTGGCCCCCAGGCGGCACGGCCTTACGCAAGGCCCTCAGATAACGCTTATCGATAAGCTTGGCCGCGTGCTCCCCGTGCGGGTTCAATGCGCACGTGCTCGGGCAAGTCGCGAAGGCGTGATGGGCTCCGGCCCGGTAAGTAACAGCGATCGGCCCGGTCTTTCCGTTGCCTGATTTTGTGACGGTCTTAAGCATTCTCGGCCCCTTCGCTCCGGGCAAGCTCGAGCGTATCGATCGCGTGCGCAATCTGCATATCAAGCACCGCGTGCGCAATCTCCCAGAGACTGACAAGCCCGGCCCCCTCATACAAGGGTTTCTTAACTTCGGCCGATGCGGCCAGCAAAAGACCGTGCGCGGCATTATCGCGACTGGCCCCTGCGACAAGTTCGCGCACGGCCGCAATACGGGCCGGTTCGGTCGAGCGATCGTTGAAGATCGCGACTGCTATCTGGTGCGAGTCCATGGTTTCCCTTTCTCTCTTTCTCTCGGCGGCCACGGAATGCGGCCGCACAATCGGAAGCATACTCGGCTGTTTTAAAAAAAGCAAAGCCCGGCACGCGGCCGGGCTCGAGCGGGGCCGAGTCAGTCCGGCACCCTCACCCATTGCAGGCCGAACACGCTCGGAAAGTATTCGCCGCCGGCATGCGTAAACACGCGGCCAGTCGAGCCTGGATGATGGGGCGGCCGCGCGTCAACTATTGTCGCAAATCTCCCGCGAAAGCTCACGGTCTCAAGCGGAAGCTCGACGGGTTGCCCTTTTTCGGTTTGAAGTTCCCACTGCATAGCGGCCTCCTCAGATTGAAAGCTTGACAGTGTTTTCGCTGAAAAACTCGGATATCGCGCCCTCGAGGTCGATGTGCTCCGCAATGGTCTCCAGGTCAAATTCCCCCGCGAGCTCCGACAAGTCGATTCCACTGACAATTTCGCTATAGTCCAGGACTTCGGACCAGTCTACGCATTCAAGCAGATCAGGCAATGAGATATTGCGCGCGATGGTGCGGAGCTGGGCGTCAGTCAGGAAGCCTGCGAGCTCTTGAACCGAAGCCCTTTCGATCGCCTGCCCTTCGGGCCTATCCCGCAGCATCCGAATTTCACCCAGGGCCCCGTCCAGCAGGCGGCCTTGCGACTCGAGGGCCTGCTCGAGCTGAACAATGCGCAAGCGGAACGGCTCATTCAGTTGCGAAACGTAGTCGCAAAGCGCCTTCGAAAAAATCAGATTCAAGTCCATGGTGCACCTTTCTCTCTTTCTGGTTGAAGCCCTTCAACTGAGGGCCAGACTCAATTGCAGCACGAAATCAAAACCAGTGTCAAGTGCTACCTTCTTCGGTTGCCTGTCATCGCCTGGATGATGCCATGCCATATAAGAAACAAAGCCAGTTTTCCTATCTCCCGCCATGTCCGATGCTGCGCAGCACGGCGGGCCTCTTCGTCAATCTCCTTTCTTCTCTTCTGGTTCTCAATCGCGTCTCGGATATGTGGTGGCCAACGAATAGGCTGTTTCACATTCCCATGCCCTGCGGAATTTCTACATCATCCCCCAGTTTGCTGGCAACGTAACAACGCATGGCAGCGATGAGTGGCGCAGGTCCAAACGCCTGCCGACCATCCTTCCACCACGACGCCATCCAATCCTTCTGTTGGTAATGCCACACGCCGATCCTCTCCCGCTCAATAATCGGCCCACCTTGTGCCCAGTTAGTTGATGGGTTGAAGCGCCCGCCCATTGACATCAGCAAGCATTGAGTTATTCCGTCGTCAATGTACTCAACGGACACCCCTTCACACTTTGCCACCGCCCAGTCAAGAGCGGCACCGGTTAGTTCAGATGTTTTCATTTTCTTTCTCACTTTCTGATCTCCCCCGAGCACCATTGCCCGAGGACGAATCGCAACTCTAACCGTCAATCGGTTCGCCTGTCAACAGGCAATGTTTAAGCATCGGCCACTGTACCCCCAGCCACGGCCATCGGGCCAGCGGCTCGGCCTTTACGCCCAGCTTGTGCACGTCCATGATTTGGTCACCACCATACACCAAGAGCTCGGACTCTTTACGCTTCCCGACAGGCGCATACAGCACCAGGACAAAGGTCGGGCACCGCATGTCCGCGTGCTTCAAATGAAAGGCGATCTGATGCGGCGATAGATTTACCTTCAGCCCCCTGCTGACAACCTTGAGCTCTACCATCACAAACTCGCCCGAGCGCTTGAACGCGATCAGGCAGTCAGGGATGCCGAGGCCTACCCTACTTTCGATTCGGGTTAAATGGCAATCGGACGCTGAGAGGTTGTCTCTCAGCCGCCGATACAGGGCGCTTTCTGGCTTCGCTGGCATCGTCCCCTTCTCCTTTGCTTTCAAGCGCTCCTGGAGCCTCCTGGAGGCCTTCGGGGGCGTCTTCAACCGGGTCGGTATCCGGCAGCTCTCGCACTTCAACGCTCTCGCGCACCTGATCAGGCGTGATATCGATGATCGGGCCGCCATTGCCGCCCCCGTAGAGCTTTTTGATCTCCTCCAGCTTGCGCATGACCTCCTCCTTGCTCATGGAGTCGATCGTGCCGTGCCTGATCTCCTTGCGGTCGATGTAAATCGTCCCAAGAGCCTGCCCGCGCCTGTATTCGGCCTGGACGGCCGCACCGTACGCTCCCGCAGCCAAAGCCTGATCCCTGATCACCTGCAAGTCCCGCATGTGCCGCTCATACGTGGTGCCGTACTTCTCGCCCAGCTCCCTGCGCCGCTCCTGGATCGCAGCCACGATATGCGGGCTCTTGTCCGGATCCGTGAGCTCTCTTGCCCTGGCCCTTGCCCAGGTCTCAGCGTAGCCGGCTCGTAAAGCCGCCTCCTTCAGGGTAACGTGCCCCTCGCCCGCGACAAACTCTTCAACAAACTTCCATTCCTGCGGACTCAATACCTTAGGTTTGACAACTTTGACTGGCCGGTTGATGCGCTCTTCAACACGATCATCACGGCGACCTAACTTCTTGCCCGCCATAAACTGCCCATCTCTTGATGGCATCACCGGCCTCCCTACTCAGCAATCAGCTAACACGCCAGAAGCGCCAGCCATTACCCACCCGCCGACAGGCGAACCTGTGGCCACTACGTTTACCGTAGGAGTACGCGGCCGCACGTGCGTTCTTCAGCCTGTCCTCTTCGGACACAACAAAGCTGTCACCGACTTCCATGAACCGGAACGGATAAACAGACCCAGACTGTCGGCCTTCAGGCAGCGGTACACCCTTCTCGATCTCGAACATCACCTTTCTCCTCTATGGCAACCCAGGCAGGATTGCCAGGGCAGGGCTCTATCCTACCTCAACTGGCCACCTTTCGGCATTTTCGCAAATCCTAT